TACAAAGCACCCGAAATACCGCCCCCGTATGTTCTCGATACCGGATTAGTCGCGCCCGAAGTGATTACACTTGTTGGGTCGTCTTTTACCTCAATTAAAAATGTTTGTGATTTGGCTCTCTTGCCATCCATCACCTCTTGAAGTTGCGTTTTAAATTCAGCTCCTTCATACACCGCTTTCAGTGCGTCTACAAATGTTCCCTTTGTTTCCATCTTTCCCTCTGCCATTTTTTTGTTAAGGTCGTTTATCCCCTCGTTTAATTGGTCAATCTCTTTCTTCAAATCGGTAGCTTTTACACTAAACCCTGTTTCAATTTCCGTCATTTTTACCTCAACGGATTCGGCTTTTGCTTTTGCTTCAACTGCACCGGCTTTCGCCCCCTCAATCTCAGCCCTGATTTCTTCAGCTTTCTTTTCAATTTCGTCCATCGCTCAAATCTTTTTTAATGTTCTTTTTGTTATTTCTGTGTTTATTTTTTGCCTCATTCGTATAAGGTCATCGTTTGGCATATTCTCGTAATCGGGTTCTTTTGGGGTCTGCTTTTCCTCTTTTATCTCTGTCGCTTGTATGGTTGCTAACTGATTGGCTGCCCTCGAAACAAAAGAAATCTCGTATAACTTGACCTCCTTTAAGAGTCGTACATTCCTCACTTCGTCCACCTCCCAAACAATAGACTGATACCCGATTGAAATTTCATTTATAGCATCATCTTCAATCAAAATAGACAAGTCTTTGCCCATAGTGGTATTAGAGATTTTAGCCTTAAACCAAAGCCCTTTTTCATCTTCCTTTAACTCCACTATCTTGCCCACTATGTCCTCCATATCGTGCTGCAAACAGAGCTTTATCCTCTTGCCCTCTTTCCCTGCAATCGTCTTCGTAAACGCACCCGCTACAATTATATCATTGTAACTATCCTCGTTTCCAAATACTGCCGCATAGCCCTCAACAAACAAATTCTTGCCGTCAGGTACTGCCTTCGCCTCAAATATCTGCGCTTTATATTCCATATCTCTAAATTTTGCCTAAATATATTTGTTTTAACCTTTCCTTTTCGGCTTTTTCAAGCAATACAATTTATTTTTAAAGCTATTTTGGACTCATAAAAACAGTACAGGCACAATTGACAATATTCCCCGCACTTGCACCCATTGAATCATCGCGCGGGTACATCATTTCCTCCCCGTCAACTACAAAGGCTTCATCTTCATCAACTGTAACCCCGTCCATTTCTGCGTGTGCGGGTCGGGTATTGTTCCCCGAAATTACCCAAGTTTTAGTATAAGGAATCCCCAATGCTTTTATGCTTTCGTCCTGTGCCACACTTAAAGCCGTTAAACTTTCGGTCTGTACTATCCGTCTTATTTCCCACTCTTGCACACCCTCGTAAACATTCATTATATTGCCTGATAGTTGCTGAGTGAGTTGTTCGATGCTCATAGTTTGGTCTTTTATGGCTTCTTTTAAAGCCCCCGTAAACCAATCTTTAAAACCCTTTTCGATTATCTTAACCTTTCGCCCTGCGTTCTTGTTTATCCACCCGTTTAGGGCTTCGTGCCACATATCATTCTCCGCTTTTCTTGAAAGAAAGTTATTGACTGTTGTCCGGGCTACCGGCATACCCACACCGATAAACATATTTTCGTACCAACTTTTTAGATACTTTTCGTTAATCTTTGCAGGTAACTTTGTCGGCCAGTCTTTAGGGTCGTAACTATCCGCAAATCCCAAAACCCTTGCTAACTCTTTACGCCTTGCACTCGCTAATTTAGGTGCATAAGTTCGTCCAATCCTTAATGATTGTAATCGTAGATATTTGGCCTGTTGGCGTTGTTGGTTAGTTATACGCATAACTTATGATTGTAAAAAACTTATTTCCTTTTGTTTCCTCTTTGGCTATATGCAGATATTCCAAATTCCCCAAACAAAGCAGATGCAATTTCAGAGTGATAGCCGCTCTTAAATCTTCGGCCGTGTCTGCGATTAGTACGCTCATTGAAAGTTTAAGGCTCATTTATCTTCGTGCTTGTAAAACAATCCGAACCCGAACTCTCTTTTATTTCTCCGCATTTAAGGCACTGCCATCTACTTATCGCTGTATTTAGGCTTGGAAGTGGAAACCAATTATGAGCGCATTTTGGAATTGTTCCGGTAAAAGAAAATTGCGATATTTGATTTTTGCTTAAAATTTCAACAAACTTATTTGACTCAATAAGCATTTTTATTAGCTCTGCTTTTGAAAATTTAGAATACATTTTTATTTTTTCTTCGTCGGTCATTTCGACTACTTGGGAATACATTGTTTTTATATCCATAATATTTTTTTATTGTGGTTGATTTTCGCTCACATCAAAAGCGTTTGGATCGCCCAAAGAAATTCCAAGCGGAATGGCCGGTAAATCGCAGTAAGGTTCACTCCTTTTCTCGTAGCCCATATATTCCCTCTTTTCGTTAATTGATGCACCCATAGCCGTTAAATTAGCCATTACTTCGGTAGGGGCTGCTTTGAGAATTTCTATTTTGTCGGTATTTAAGACAAACTTAACACCATCTTCCATTTTACAGAATGCCGTGTAATCCTCTAAAAACTCATTCATAAGTGGAATGGCCGCCTGTTCGTAAACCGCTTTTTTCGCTTCTTTGGCGTTTTCGTATTTGGCCTGTGCCAGGAATGAATCTACCGAAATTCCGTAAACAAAACAAAGCGCATTGATAGCGTATTTTGATGTCTCTAATAATGCCAAGTCCGCAGGGGTGTCACCAACTTTATGCACCTCGATTGGTAGCCGTATGAATGAATTATAGTTACCTTCGTGTCTGTCGTTAAACTCTTGCTTTAGATTTTCGGCAGCCATTTCCGTTACGCCCCCGAACTGGTCCGGCTTAGGAGTTACAATATTATTAACCCCACCATTTGAGAGAGCAGCGTTTTGTCTCTTGTCTCCTTTTTCGAGTAACTGAATGATATTTGCAGCCGATTGCAAAGGCGAAAGGCCGTAAAAAGTATTTGATTCGGTGTTGTATTCACGGGAAAACATCACATTTTTAGGTGAAAGTGTGGCCGTCAAAGAGTAGGTATTTGGCAAAGAATAGCCCTTTATAGGTTGTGTTAACCCTCCTATGTTTATGGTTACATCTTGGCTTGGTAGCAGATACAACTCTGTAAATTGGCCCTTACTTAATGCCTTTCCTTCTAATCCGTAAACAAAAGCATCTCCGGTTAGCATTCGATTGATTGCCCAGCCTTTGATGAATTTTCGTTTGTTGTATAGGTCATTTGGTTTGTTCAGTACCTTTTCTGCCCAATGACCTTCAATTACTTTCTTATCCTTTCCCTGAACCTCGATATAATCCGCCAATTCAGATATGGCGTTTCCTATGGTTGTTCCTACTATTCCCCTGACAATTGCGTTTGACTTGTAGTAATCAACTAACTTCTTTCGGTCAACAGTTGAAAAATCCAACAAAGCCACTCCGTTCTGAATGTACTTTGTCAAGTCTTTTAAATACTCGTTATTGGTATTATCGCCCCCGAAATAGCCTTTTACCTGCAATATCTCAGCTTTTAACCCCTCTATCTGTTTTGTCTCTTCGGTCAAAGTCTCGATTTTCCCCTGAAGCTCGCTGACCTTTTTCGTATTGAATATATCCATTTTCGCCTATTTTTTGCAATAATAATAATATTATCGCCTACTTATTGGCTTTTGGAATGGATGCAATTTATTTTTAAAGCTACTTTTCGCCCATATCATTAACAACTCCTAATCGCCTAAGATGGGTAACGGCTCCGTAAATAGTCGCGTCAATAAGGTGGTCGTTCCCGTCCTGTGGTTTATTGTCAAATTGCTTTTCGTCTTCTTTCTTTGTGAGCCATTTGTAATTATCTACCTCTTCTTGTAGGTTCTTACTGCTTTCAGTATAAAAAACATTGAAATACATTAAAAATTCAATCCGGCCCAACTTGTCTTTGTTCACACCACCAACCGAAGATATGCCATAAAACCGCCTTAAATCTGAGATATGTTCCGGCCTCGTAGGGTCGCAATATACTTCCGTCAAAACATCTTTAATAGTATTTATCTGCCTTGTATAAAGAGCCGGATTAACTTCTAATTCTAATTTATCAAATCCCATTAGCGGATAAACCTTGCCGTTACAATGAATTTCTTTAGTTACTATGTAAACTTCATTTTCTCCGTCTGAATATATTAAAGTCTTTTTATCTCGGAAATCGTTTTTTATAGCAAAAGCAATAATATCGTTACCCGGCTCTTTCCTATAAAATACCTCGTGCAAATAAAGATTATGCGTTT